TCCTGGTTTCGACGGAACAGACTTCCAAGATGCAATTTCAAATCGGTTTTATACACCGAAAAGAACTCGCTCTACTACCTGGTCGATCAAAGAGACCGAACAAATCAGGCGGAAGCGTCCAGACAGAATTTTCTCCTGGAGGTGTGGTTCCTGTTTCACGAAAAGCCGCACAGGGTCGCAAGCTCCACACTTGACCAGTTGCTCTGGCGTCATATCTTTGGCTTTATCTCCTAACTCGGCTAAAACGCGAATCCGCTCTACTACTGCTTGCGCAATAGTGTCGGCATACGCCTGAATAACTTCTTCGTTGGAGCCACCTAAGGCTGACACCGGAACACCAGGTGTGGAGTCCTTCTGAACATCCGAAAACAAAATCCAGTTAAGAGCAAGCTTTTCAGCCTGTTCTGCAACTGTGAGCTCGAAACTCGCATCATCCATCCCCCAGATCGGGATCGTGTGGGGATAGAGTGACACGGTTTCTTCAATTGCTCGTCTTAAGTCTTCGGGGGGAGGGACGCTCCTGTGCCTTCCGGCTTGGAATGCAAGGGATGACCATTCTGCGGTTGGCCCGCGTTCTGGCCACTCCCACTGTCTGAGGACTTCAATTTCTTCCTTAGCTGCTTTCGCTGCTTTGGACTCAGCCCTACGCTTAGCGCCGGGGAATGAGATGGCTGATCTGCCACAGATTTTGAGGCCGATTCCTGCGTCGATTTCGTGACCTTCGACCCATTCGTACCCGCCAAGGTTATAGAAGAACCTGAGGCTAGAACCAGCTGGATAAACTCCAGTTCCGTTTGAGTGAATCTGGGTTGGGCTGGCGCACTTGCCCGGCTCACCACTGGAAGTGGGGCCGGGCTCGGTTCGTTTAAATCAGCCGTCGTCTCCTGAGGTCTTAGAGCAACGAGAAATTTACCAGGAGGCTTAGGAAGGGGTTTCCTTACTGGCTCAACTGGGAGTGTTTCCTTCGCTTTCGCAAAGTGTTTCACTTCGTCTCGATCCTTTCTTTCTTCAGGGGTCGGCGGCGCTTCAATAAGGCATTCCTGCTTACGTATAACCGTTACAGGTGATCCAATTGTAGCTTGCTTGGTTGGCACGTCTGGTTGGGACTCAGACAGTGCATGTGCTTGTTCAACTTTCCTAACCATTTTGCTAGACTCGGTCGCGCCCTCTCCTCGAGTGTTCCAGAGGCCTGATTCATAGTCATCAACCATATCAGCCCACTGGCGGGATTTCTTTGTAACCATCGATGTGACATCCTCAACGCCAAGAGCGGCGAAGCGATTAGTCGACGAAAAGTACATAGTCTCCTCAGCATACTCAAGCTCTTCCCATCCGTAAAAACCATCCCCAGACGGATCCGGATCGTGTTCTTCTTCATAGGCAGCCATTTGTGCAGTATGCTTGCGCGTCAAGTTTTGTTGTAAATGATCCCACTCGGACTTTCGCATCCTAATGGGTTTCCCTTCGCCGTCGGTGGGAGACGGATTTCCATCTCCACCTTCACCAGCCTCCTGAGACTTAAGAATCTCTAGAGGCGCTAAAGAAGGAACTTTCCTAAGGGCCACCAATATAGAAACTGAGGTTGCACGGTTCCAGACGCCATCTTTCGCACCTAAGTGGATTCCGACTACTGCCCCCATGCTACTCAGCAAAGGTGTTCCTGAAGCTCCTCCCGCGTCGGGAGTTGATGCTG